TAAATATCATTCTTCTTCCTCCACATACGGCTTAATCGCCGTTCTCATGTTCGTCGTGAACATTGGGATTACTTCAGCAGCAACCCAAGTCCATTTTCCAGCTCGCTTTACTCGCCAATATGGTTTCGCCATGTATACACCGTGTATACATTACTATATCAATCAAACTGTTTCCCGATATATCTTCCAGCACTTTGTGCCTGGTCAGTAAACTCCATCACCGAATATGCCCATGCCACATCGGCTGGTCCCGGTAATGGTGAATCCAACAAAGTCACAGGTGCAGTAGCAACTGCATAAGCAATGCCAACTCCTGTTCCAACATTATGTCCAACACGTTCGTACTTGCCCATGCCTGGTCTTTTTCGTACGACCTTTTCTGTAGCTCTAGCAAGTTTAGCAATCTGGCGATATTCTCTCCGCTTATCACCGGCAACGCCAGATCCTACGCCAACAGCGTAGTCATAGTCTGCGTACAAATCAATCAATTTGCCTCCGACAACAAGTATCTTTGTCATTCGACCCACTCCGTTCCGCATGACTCGCAGCTACAATGAATAATTGGCTGCTTTGGATCAGTATCGTCTACGATAACTGCCACAATTCTGTTCGAAGAACATTTAGGACACACTGAGCATCACTTCCTTCTGCGTGTGTTTTTCTTTTTCTTGTTGACAGCAACAAGCTTCTTGGTCGATTTCACACCATCGATGTATCGGTATCGAACCAATTTTCCGTCTTTCTTGAATGTCTTCCCATACTTGTAAGCCATCAAAAACATACTCCGCTAACATTAGAAATGAGTTTATCGCTTAGGCCCAATAGATGGGCAAGTATCATCACACCGATCAATTCGATGCGGTTCTCTTTCACAGCGCACAGAATACGTGCGGCAGCAGTTGAGGCTTGAACAGTTTCAATCTCTGGAGTTGGAGTCATTTGCCTCACATCTCCTGCATCTCGACGAGATGGTAGCCACGGTCTTCTCCAGGAAGGAGCTCGACTTCGATGATTAAATCAGTTGGGCTACCTTCTCCGTATAATTGGTCGATTCGCAATAGGCCGCAAGGTGCGACCATACCACCGAGGTTGAATGTATTCACACCAACAGTGGACCGATTAAAGCAGAATGCTTTATTCTCGGAGTAGATATAATTGCTGCCAGACCCAGGGTATTCATTCTGATCATAAGGAAGATCATCATTCCTATTGACAGCATTATCGACGACATTGTCGTTGTCTCCACCAACGTTGAACATTGCGTTCATCCAATTGGATGGAGTTGACAATCCGCCAGAAACTGGATCGGGACTCTGCGGGTATGCCCGGCTAAATTGATAGCCTGAGACAAGACCCTTGCTAGCAACAGTACTTGCACCATGCATGTGCAAATTGTATTCTGTTGCAACACCTGTAGCTGGATCGGGAATTACAATCTCCGAGTATTCCCACTCACCGACCTTAGGAGCAGGAGCGGTGACAATCGCCGTTGGAAAAGGCCCAACTTGGTCGAATGGTCCAAGATTCACAGGTTCAAGATTTCCAACAATCCGATGGTTATCGTCCATGTATACTTTGAAATCTCGGAAACGAGCAACAGCACTTTCCGAACCACTGTCAGCAATAGCTGCCTTGGTTTGTTTCTGCCACATAGCGAAAGCCTTGTGCCAAGCATTTGATGTGCACCAATTATTCTGCATGGTACTCACATAAACTGCATTGCCAGCGGTAGGCGTAGACGCCGATGGCATTGTAATCCGTACGTTGCCGATCGCAACCAATTTTCCTTGACGCATAAATTTGCGTGCAAGTCTTGATGCATCCTTCATCAAATCAATATATCCGGATCCTTGTGCTGCGGGCATCACATAATTCAACTTCAGAGGTACTGGTTGAATTTTCTTAGGTTTTGCCACCTTGTAATTTCTACGGGCCATAACCTTCCCAACAATAGAGAGTCTATAAATTTCCCCGTAGCGCCAGCGGTCAAGAACTATGTTCGACCTCCCTACGAATCTTGTCACCAGTATGCATGCACACGGATTCCAATCTTCTTCGCCCTTCCACCGAAGGTGACGATTTAAAATCGTTCCTGCCGGTTGTGCGGTTTTACAACGATCATCGCCGCTTTCGCTTCTCGCCGTTGTCGTTCAGACATCTTAGGAACAAGAATCCTAATCGTCTGTTTTGGCTTCTCTATGTACAGCTTAGTCTGTTGTAGAGAAGATTGTGCTGCAGATATCTCTTCGCACTCACATAGCCATGGGGCTACACTTTCACATGATCCATAGATTTCCAGCAAAGAGCTACATGTGTTACACTTCGTGTTTTCCATCGATATAACACGCTCCGCATATCTCTGTGTTTTTCATGCAATCTAACGTAATAACGTCATCCTTGCAAATTTTACAATACATAAATATCATTCTTCTTCCTCCACATACGGCTTAATCGCCGTTCTCATGTTCGTCGTGAACATTGGGATTACTTCAGCAGCA